CCCGGCTACCCTACCCACGGGCGCTGGTAAGATTGCCTCCTTCAGCCCTGATGGGTCGGCAATCGCCGTGGCCCACAGCACCACCCCATTTGTCACGGCCTACCCTTGGTCGGGGTCCGGGTTTGGAACCAAGTATGCCAACCCGGCTACCCTCCCCACGGGAAATGGAAACGGCGTGACTTTCAGTCCCGACGGCTCGGCCCTAGCCGTAGCTCACACCACCACCCCCTTTGTCACGGTCTATCCTTGGTCCGGCTCTGGGTTTGGGACCAAGTACGCCGACCCGGCTACCCTGCCGACAGGGGTTGGAGAGGGTGTCTCTTTTCATCCCGAGGGCTCAGCAATCGCCGTGGCCCACAATACCACCCCCTTTGTCACGGTCTACCCTTGGTCCGGCTCTGGGTTTGGAACCAAGTATGCCGATCCGGGAACCCTGCCGACGGGGAACGCTTCTGACGTCGCTTTTGGCCCAGACGGCTCGGCGATAGTTGTGGCCCACAGCACCACCCCATTTGTCACGGCCTACCCTTGGTCTGGCTCTGGATTTGGGGCCAAGCACGCCAACCCGTCTACCCTGCCCTCTGCCTCTGCTTTTGGCGTGGCCTTCTCTATTGTTGGCTCTCCGCAAACGGCATACACGGAGTACGTGGCGATAGCCAACGTTACACCAAATAGCACAACTCCACCGTTTCTTGGTATTTTTTCGGTTTATCCATGGTCTAGCTCAGACGGGTTTGGGACTAAGTACTCCGACCCAGCTACATTTCCGACGGGAACAGGGCAGGGGGTAGCGTTTAGCCCCGATGGCAGCGTCTTGGCGGTGGGGTATGGCACTACTTCCCCCCGTGTCTTGGCTTACCCTTGGTCAGGGGCTGGATTTGGGACTAAGTATTCGGACCCTGCCTCGGTACCCACCTCAACCTGTTATGATGTGGCTTTTAACCCGGAAGGAACTGCCATAGCTTTGGCTCTTGACTCCTCTCCGTATGTTTCCGTCTATGCTTGGTCAAGCTCTGGGTTCGGAACTAGGTATTCCAACCCGGCAAGCCTCCCAGCAGGCACCCCCCTTGGGGTGACTTTTAATCCGGCGGGAACTGCCATAGCCGTGACAAATGGGGTGGTGCTGTGGGCCACGGCGATTGCCGACCCATCAGGGCTGAAGGAGGCAATCTTACCAGCGCCCGTGGGTAGGGTAGCCGGGTTGGCGTACTTGGTCCCAAACCCAGAAACCGACCAAGGGTAGGCCGTGACAAATGGGGTGGTCTCGTGCGCCACAACTATCGCCGAGCCGTCGGGACTGAAAGTCACGCCGTTTCCATTTCCCGTGGGTAGGGTAGCCGGGTTGGAATACTTGGTTCCAAACCCGGACCCCGACCAAGGGTAGGCCGTGACAAAGGGTGTTGTGAGATGGGCCACGGCCACCGAGAGGCCGTCAGGGCTAAAGGCAATGCCGTTTCCAGCGCCTGTGGGCAGCGTGGTCGGGGTGCTGTACAGCCCACCAAATCCGCTGATGTTCCACGAGTAGGCGACGACGCCCGGAAACTCGGCAACACTCAGGGCGATGGCCTTTGGCGCTGTGCCCACACCCGAAGTGGCGCTGATAAGCTTTCCACCAATCATTATGCGTTACCTACCCGAGCGCCGTAGACCTGACCACCAACTTTGAACAAAACCATAATGGTATACCCCGTCGTATTCAACGTCGGCGCGGTGCCGCCGTCGGTTTTCCACACCACGCCAGAGCCGCCGAAAGTCGCGTCGGTCCACGTTAGGGTGTAGGCCGAGCCGTCATTCACCATCAGCGTCACAGATTCGCCGTTGGCAAAGTTTGTGGCTTTGGGAGTGCGGCTTGCGCCAAGTGTGATCAACTGAATGGTTCCATTGCCGGGGTCGATTTCGAAGGCGGCCCCATCCGTGATCGTAAAGATGTCTTCCAAGATTGCGCCGATAATCGCAGGATCGGTGAGCGTCTTGTTGGTTAGCGTCTGAGTCCCCGTAGGAGTGACCACGTCAGAGAAAGAAAGCTGGCCGGAGCCACTCGTCACAACAGCCTGACCGTTGGTGCCGTCGGCCGTGGGCAGCGACAGAGTGTAGCTGGTGGCGACAGTGCCGGGGCCTTGCAGCGCGACGAACTGTCCCCCGGCCGCGTCTTGGAAGCGCACGTCGCCCTGCGCCGTGACATCGACCTGCCCGGCAGTAACCGCGGTGAAGGTCGGGCTGTCCCCCGCCCCCAAACCCAGAGAGGTTCGTGCCGTCGCTCCGCTCTCGGCAACCCAAGTCGTACCGTTGCCGACAATGATGTTTCCGTCGGTAACCGCAAGACCCGCGATAGCGGTCAGCTCAGCGTCGTAGGCCTGTACGTCTGTGCCAATGGCGAGGCCAAGGGTCGTGCGCTGGGCCGAAGCGTCGGCGTCATCAAGAATGGCGCGACCAGCCGCAGTGAGCCCCGTAGTGGCGTAGGTGTCCAGCGCCGTCGTATAGATCATCTGGTTGGCAGATGTCGTCAGCCCAGAGATCGACTGCAACCCCGCGTCGTAGGCCTGCACGTCCGTGCCGATGGCAAGGCCGAGGTTGGTCCGAGCTGTGCCAGCGTCAGACGCCCCTGTTCCACCGTCAGCAACGGCCAGATCGGTAATGCCCGTGATAGAGCCGCCAGTGATCGTCACAGACGACGCAGCCTGAGTCGCCATGGTGCCGAGACCAAGAGAGGTTCGCGCCGTCGCGCCGCTTTCGGCCACCCACGTCGTGCCGTCGCCGACAATGATGTTGCCGTCGGTAACCGCAAGAGCTGCGATGGCGGTTAGTTCGGCGTCGTAGGCCTGCACGTTCGTACCGATAGCGAGGCCGAGGGTCGTGCGCTGGGCCGAAGCGTCGGCGTCATCCAGAAGGGCGCGGCCTGCAGCCGTAAGACCTGTGGTGGCGTAGGTGTCGAGGGCCGTCGTATAGATCATCTGATCGGCGGACGTCGTCAGTCCGGAGATGGACTGCAGTCCCGCATCGTAGGCCTGCACGTCAGTTCCAATGGCGAGGCCGAGGGTTGTGCGCTGGGCCGAAGCGTCGGCGTCATCCAGAATGGCGCGACCTGCAGCCGTAAGACCTGTGGTGGCGTAGGTATCCAGAGCCGTCGTATAGATCATCTGATCGGCAGACGTCGTCAGTCCTGAGATCGATTGCAGCCCGGCGTCGTAGGCCTGCACGTTCGTCCCGATGGAAAGACCAAGAGAGGTTCTGGCCGTCGCGCCGCTCTCGGCAACCCACGTCGTGCCGTTGCCGACAATGATGTTCCCATCGGTCACCGCCAGACCTGCGATGGCGGTCAACTCGGCGTCGTAAGCCTGCACGTCAGTGCCGATGGCGAGACCAAGGTTGGTCCGAGCGGCCGAGGCGCTCGACGCGCCAGTGCCCCCGTCTACGATAGCAAGGTCGGTGATCCCGGTGATCGAGCCCCCGGTAATCTTGACGCTCGACATGGCAAAGTTGGCGGTGATGTCTATGACCGCGGCCCCTGCACCAGTGCCGTCGGCGTACACAACTTTGGTGTCGCCGCTGGCTACAGTGACGTTGCCTCCCGAACCTTGGGTCAAAACCACGCTTTCGCTGGTTACGTTCCACACGATGTAGACGTGCTGCCCGTCGTTTGGCGAGATCGTCACTGTGTTGGTTCCGGAGGGCGCTCCGCCAAAAACCAAGACAGAGTACTGGCCGTCCGAAAGAACTCCGTCAGAGGTGGTCAGCGTGTGGGTTGTTCCTGCAAGCGCGATTGCTCCGACCCCGTTCACCAGTCGGTCAATGATTGACAAGTTGGTGTTGGTCGTGGTGCCCCAAGTACCGGACTGTTCTCCGCTTGCAATGAGCTCAATGCCGCTGTTCGTTGTATACGTGCTGGCCATGTCGCCTCCTTACGCCGCGATGTCTGTCCAAGAGGTGCTGGGCGGTGCTTGTTGCACCTCGGTCCATGAATTTATAGCACCTGTGTTAACCTCCGTCCACGTAGTAGACTCGGGATTTGGAGAAATGTCACTCCAAGAGGCTAAGGTGGCGGGAGTAAGCGAGTTCCAGTTCGTCAGTGGGGCTGGGACAACCTCCCCCCAAACAAGGACCGTCCCAACGGCACCTGCGGCGGAAAGCCCCGTAACACGGACATCGACATTGATGTCACTTGTTATGGAAACAGTCCCGACTAGCCCCGTCGCAGAAAGACCAGTGACAGGAACAACGGCGGGGATTGAGACAACGACTGTCCCAGTCTGCCCTGTCGCAGAAAGACCAGTGACAGGAACGTCGGCGGAACCCGTGACATCAACGGTCCCAGCCTGCCCAGTCGCAGAAAGACCAGTGACGAGAACAGAGACGTCGACGGCGATTAAAACATCAACGGTCCCAGTCTGACCAGTGGCAGAAAGACCAGTTACAGGAACGTCGGCGGGGATTGAGACAACGACGGTCCCAGTCTGCCCTGTCGCAGAAAGACCAGTGACAGGAACAACGGCGGAACCCGTGACATCGACTGTCCCAGTCTGACCAGTCGCAGAAAGACCAGTGAGGGAAACGCTTACGTTGGTTCCGCCAGAGTCGATTTGCTCGGACGAGCTAAGCGGAGCACCTGACAGAGGATAGAAACCTAACATCCGGCACCTCCGTTAGATTAAGCCAGCTCCTTTAATTTAGCACAAGCCGCGCATGCGGGACAGCGAGCTTTACGCTGCCTCCTCGGGCGGGGCATCCTCTTGGACGACCGTCCAGACATCCCGGACAACGCCGTCCTGAATTTCGTAGCGGCATTCAGCGCTGACAATGATCTTACCGTCATCGGCTCTTGGGCATTGAATCCGCTCAAACGGCATGAACTGGGGCGGCAGGTTGTCCAAGTCCACAAAGGGAAACGCATCCCTCATGTTCGACTCAACAATAGGATGCTCGAACGGGACCCCGTCCAGCATGCGGATGAACAGACGCATCACAAGTCTCCCGTGTTCGTTGACGGGAACCTTCTCCCGTATCCATAGATAATCCTGACAGCGCCGCCAGCTCCGTTGGCGTGTTCGGTGGATGCCAGTTCTGAACCTGCAGCACCGCCGCCGTAGAGTCCGGGCGTCGAGCGGTTTGTGGTTGTGTTATAGGCCCCGACAGTTGCGTTTGTGCCGCCAGAGCCTCCGGTGCCTCCGTTGCCGTCAACCCCGGCCGAGGTTGAACCAGACCCGCCGTTGCCGCTTGACCCCTCTCCCAAGATACCCACACCGCCACCAGCACCAGCCGTAGCGCCAGAACCTGCAGCACCGCCGCCCCCTCCACTGCCGCCAGAACCCGCGACCCCGGAGCTGGTGCTTCCTGCTGCACCGCCCGCTCCCGAATAGCCGCCCGCGCCGCCACCACCACCGGCAGCGCTGGTGGATGTGTTTTTTCCTCCGTTCCCGCCCGCGGCGCCGCCCCCGGTCTGACCAATCAGGGGGATTTCGGTGCGGGCAAAAGAGCCGCCGCTGTTATTGATAGCAGCGGTCGGAGAGTTTGCCCGCCCACCACCAACACCAGAAACGGTACCGCTGCTGACGAAAGAGCTTTCCCCTCCGTTGGTGGTCGTCGTCCCGCTGGTCGTGGACGTCCCTCCAGCGCCCACCGTGACCGTATACGAAGACCCGGTTACAACAGGGTAGTTGTTCAAGTAACCAAGTCCACCGCCACCGCCGCCGTTGCCCCCGCTCGAGGTGCCAAGGCCCCCGCCACCGCCACCGACGCAAACAACGCTAACGGACGGGACAAAGCTTGGAGCTACAAAAGTGTAGGTTCCGGGAGATGTGTACGCAACCTGACCCACCCGTCGGAACCACCCGTTGTACTCAGCCATCGTGAAGACACCGCCGGAGGTTCGGTTGGATAGACCTCCCCCGGAGGCGTTGGCGCTATTGCTCGAGTTGAGTGTTGTGGAGATAAATCCTCCCGGGGCTCTTGTCATATTAAGGCCTCACGAGATTTCTTCGTAGGAACAAATGACCTTGAGGTCGTTTGCAACACTCGCCGTTGCGCCAATCGACCGATCCTCTTCGAGATAGATGGGTGTTTCTTTGCTGATCACAATCAAGGACGTGTCCGCAGGGATGGTAATAGTGCTTGCAATCTGGAATGCAGTACCACCCAGCGCCGCCGAGGTGTAGTAGTTGATCGTGATGTCGGCGGAAGCGGTGCCGTCCACGTTCGACACGATCAAGGTGTTGATCTTCAGGACAAGACCCGAAGACGCCGCGTTGCTCACCACCGAAAATGCGCTCGTGCTGGTGAGGTTTGTAGTCGCGGTCTTGCCGATAATGCTGGTCACGTTGACGATGTTTGGCGCAGCCATCGGTTATCCCCCTATCCAAACACGAGAGCCATGGCAACAGCTCTCCCAGTATACACCGCCTTGCCAGCTGGTAGCGTCGAAAAGACGTTCTTAGTCCCCGCAACAAAGGGAACGTTAGTCCCAACGCCATAGGTTCCCGCTAAAACGATATCCCTAGAAAGGGTTGAGCCGGACAGCGTGTAGGTGCCGATGCCGATTTCATACTCGCCTGCCGCCACATTCGTAATCGCGTAGTAGGTACTGTTGTTGTCGCCCACACCATCATTAAAAGATTGGAACCCCTGAGTAGGCCCGAGTAACGCGAACGACCCGGTCCCCGTCGTCGTAGAGGTCTCAAGGACCCTATCTTCTAGTACCAGAACCACGGAAAACCTCTCTGTTAAGAGATGCGAATGATCGCGTCAGACGCAGTGGCGGCCGGGAACTGAATGGTGAAGGTGCCTGCCGTCGAGGTTTTATCACTACCAAAATCCAGAACCACGACGGACGGGTTGGTATAGGTGTGCGCCGGGGTCGTGTTGTAGATCAGCGCGCCGCGGGCCGTGATAGTCGCCGTCGTGAACGAAAGGTCGTCGAAATCGGTGAAGGCCGTTGTCCCGGAAGTAGTCGGGTTGACGTTGGTCAGTGTTCCGCCACCAGCCGAATAGGAGCCAGAGTTGGCAACCTCGTTCGTAGCCGAGTACGCCGTCGTGGTTGCGTCAAGGGTGGCCGCGCTGGTGTACAACGCCAGCTTAAAAGTGTCCCCGCCGCTCGCGCGGAAGTCGTGAGCACCCTCGAGGAGCTGATCCTTGAACGAAGTGCACATTGCCTGAGTAATTGCCATCGCGGCCTCCTATAGCTTTTTAATGGCTTCCGCCAGTTGTGGCTGCCCAGCCTCTACAAGGGCATTATATACCGTAACACGATCCTGTGCGACAGCAAATGTCATGTATCTCGTGACGACCGCGAGAACGGCCGCGCGGTACGCAAGCGCTTGGTCCCTGATCTCTTGCGGGGCGTTATCGGACACACTGATGAGCTTGCTTACGCAACGCATCGCCACTTCCTCAGGGGTTTCCCCTCGGCCGCTTGTGGTCGTTACCACGACAACGGGGGTCTCAGGCAAAGAGAGTTTCGCGCCAAACATTATTCCTTGGACCTCACAACCATGCCCTTGCGATATTCATCGGTGACCTGCTTCGCTTCGCCCAGCATCTTGAGGCCCACGAGTGACTCTTGGAAGCGCTTGTCGTAGCTTGCCAAAAGGTCGGGGTCACCTTTGAGGAACAGGTAGGCCTCGATCATCGCGCCGTAGAACAACGTCAGTTCGGCGTTGATGCTAAGCCACGTGGTCCCGCTGTCAGACCCAGCCGTCAGGCTGGCAGGGCGGTAAAAATAGTGCAGCTCCATCGAGTACGCCGAGTTCGGAGTCGGACCCAGAATAAAGTTCTGGTTGTCAAACTGAGCGTAGTACCGAGGAGCCCCCGTAACGGCTGCGTCCGGGGAATACTCTTGAACAAAGCTGACGTCCTTAAACTCCAGAAAAACTTTATCGTTCCCAGCGTCCGTGTAACACAAAGACAACGGCGCAAGGAAGTCCGACGGGCAGCCGAGGAAGCGGTCCCCAGAAGTTGCGTTGGCGGAGACATTGTTGCGGAACAGACTTAGCTGGACGTTCTTGAGAATACGCTCTTCCGACAGGCGGATGAAGAGCGGGAGGTTGTTGACGAAGGTGGTCTCCGAGGTCTCGAGATAGTCCTGCAGAGCCTGCTTCAGCTGGCCGTAAGTAAAGCTCATGTGGTCACCACCGTAACGAAGCCGACAGTGCCAACCACCGGGTAGATGATTGCAACTGGCGGGAAGACTGTGTTGCCGACCGAGACGTAGACGTGCCCTGCCTCTGGGTCGGGACGAGGATTTCGAAGCGCCTGCGGGTCAGGGTAGGCCTTAGGCGGGAAGAGCTGCGGATGCTTCGGGTCATACTCATCCGGGCCGACGAGAAGTCCCGTCCATTCTTTTCGCATGTCGCGCAGCCGGAAGCGGACGCCGGAGCGATCAGAAATACCCCAAGCCTTTTTACCGCTGGCATACGTCATCAGAACCTCAGGTAGGCCACATCAGGCTGCAGCTTCAACGGCACCCGGTCCTCGTCTTCCTCGGCCGCGCGCGTGAACTCTTCGTCGTAAATCGCCTTGAGCATGGCCATCCGGTCCGGGGCCCGCTTCATGGCAAGATAATAAGCCAAGCCAGCAACCATGCAAGGGTAGAACCGCCACGGCATGTCGGTGGTGTTCTGCAGGGTTCCTGCGTCCTCGATGCGGCGGACGTAATAGTAGATCAACTGGTCGGTCGAGTTCTCGGGAACCTGCCAGACGGTAATCTTCGGAGCGATCTGGCGGTCGTAGTAGAACTGCGACGGCCGCCCCTGCGTGGTCTTGTTGGGCAGAAGGAAGAAGTCCCCGCGGCTGATGCGCTCGACTTCGTAATCCGTGCCGTCCCGACGAAGAACCATCTCAAGGATGTCCGCGTGGTCGGCGTTGACGGTGTAGGTCGCGACGTTGACCGTGACAGTGATCGTGGCTTGGTTCACGGTCCACAGGTTCAGGCCGCGGTTGGCCCACTCAGCGAACATCAGGTTCAGGGACCGCCGTGCCGTGCGCGCATCGTAGCCCGTGCGGACTTCAAGCCCGCACCGCTCATACGCCTCTTCGATAAGCTCGCCGACGTCCAGATTGAACGTCCGGGTCCCTGACGTGGTCATGGTTTACTTCTTGCCCTTCTTAACCGCTGCGGGCTTCATGCCCATGGCCATAGCCTTGCGCGGGCTGATCATGTCAGCCGAGCAGCCCTTGCCGCCCTTTTTGCCAGCTTTCATCATTTCTTCCCCTTCGCTGTTTTGGCGGACTGCCGAAACGCCTGTGCGGTCGGTGCGCCCTTGGTTCCCGGTTTCCGCATCTTCTCGTCAGAGCCTGCGGCGATGCGCTTCCGCTTGGCGTTGATGTTAGCATACAAGCCAGTCTTTGCCATCCTCTTCCCTCCGGGATTCTCGATCTGTTGGGTCATGCTTCCGCGGTTCATGTCAGCAGTTCCACGCTCTGAGGGACA